GGTGCAGTACCCTCGCCATGCAAATCTGAGTTTTAATTTAGGAGGTTAACTATGTTGGGACTAGACGCTATCCTTGGCATCGGCGGCAAGCTGATTGACAAACTAATCCCTGACCCGGCTGCCCAAGACGCCGCACGGTTAGAGTTGCTTAAACTGCAACAGTCAGGCGAACTGGCAGCAATGACTGCCCAGACCGAGATCAACAAAGCCGAGGCCAGCAACCCGTCTGTGTTTGTCAGCGGCTGGCGTCCAGCAATCGGCTGGGTCTGCGCCTTGGCAATGGGGTATCAGTATCTGGCTCGGCCCCTGCTGGTTGCCTTTATGCCTGCGCTGGCCTTCCCCGGCCTTGATGACAACCTGTGGCAGTTGATGATGGGTATGCTTGGCTTGGGCGGTCTAAGGACGTTTGAGAAGACCCAAGGCGTAGCATCAAAATGACCCCGCATTTCACACTTAAGGAACTGACGCACACTGACCACCGGCTGCTGGACAACACGCCGAACGCGCAGGAGTTGGCAAACCTTAAGCGGCTGGCAGAATTTCTGGAGACTGTCAAAACTACGCTAGGCGGCAAGCCAATAATGATCAACTCAGCGTTTCGCTCCAAAGCAGTGAATGACGCTGTGGGCAGCAAAGATACCTCTCAGCATAGGCTAGGGTTAGCTGCTGACTTCCGAGTGCCTGGGATGGTTCCTGATGCCGTTGTGAGGGCGTTGCTGCACTTGCCCTATGACCAGATCATCCGCGAGTATGACGCCTGGACGCACATCAGCATCAGCGACAAGCCTCGGCGTCAGGCGCTAATCATTGACCGCAGCAGCACACGTTTGTTTGCGTAGCAGGCTCATAGCATCCCGCAAGTCTTGACGTAGCTGCTCAAGCGCCTCTTGTTGGGCTTGAAGTCTTAGGTAAGCGTCCAGGGCGAACCTGTCCAGCGTCGTTCGCTCCCAGGCTGCAAAGTTAGGCAGATCGCTCATTGTTTGCCTTGATGAACATTCCAATCTGTTTTTTGGTTTCGTTTGCTGTATTTGGTAATATGAAATTCATTTCTTTTTTTGTTAACTTGTAACGCGTTATATTCTTTCTTAAGATCGCTATCTTGTAATTTATTTATTTCGGTATCGTAGTCTGACTTTTTTAATTTTTGCAAAAGCGGTACGTCTTTTTCTGGAGGTTGATCCCAAAGACGTTTGCTAATTTTGCTAAGGTGATTACTCACAAAAACCCGAATGCCAATTTTCCACGGATACCCAAGTTTGGGAACACGTTTAAGGTGTGGAACTTCTTGTACAAAATCTTTCTTTGTTATGTCCTGAAACATTTGGATTGCGTCAATTACAGTCCCCGCTTGACGCCATGTGCGTATTAAACAAGCATCCCAGTATTCTTGATCTGTACTCATGTTTTTTCCTTATTAATCTGATTCCTTATCCACTGTGGGCCACCGAGTTGTAGCAGCTTAACGCGCTGGCTCTTGGTCAGACGCAGTGAGTAGACCACCATCAGATCGGCGTCAGCTTTCTCTTTTCGCCACTTGATCTCGCGCTCAATGCGCTCAAACTCGTCGTCTTCAGTGATCATTTTTAGCTTTCAGTTTGGCTTCTGCCCATAAAGCGCCAAGAGCAAAATAAACCCCGTGATCGTCCTTCTTAGCTTGATAGTCAATCTCCGTGTCCGTCAGCCCCTGCCACGGGCGCTGCGCTGCTGGCCGTGCCTTCGTACCCACGCAGTCTTTGTAATGACACGCATCTCCGTCTTGACAAGGGCATCGAGGGTCTTTTCCTACACATGACTCGGCTTGCTGCTCTGGCTGTGCTGCCTTCTTGCCGTCGGCAAACCCCCGCTGGTACACAATCAGCAGCGTGTCGGCATACACCTGCGTGTCGTTGTCATCGTCCATCTTGGCTTTTGCTGCATTGCGCTTTGAATAAAATCCTGTCATGTGTTTCCCCTTGCTCTGATAGCGTAAGCACAAGCATCTGCAACATTTTCTGCGCTTACTTCATGTGCTTGTTGGTACTTCCGCGCAATGTCTTCTACCGCCATCTCGCAAGCCTCACGCTCATGCTTGGCAACAAGGTTGGCAAAGCGGTATCGTGTAAAGTCCTCACCGTTTTTAACGGCTGTTTCTGTAGCTTGATGCCAAAGTTTGTCAATGTCATCTTTAGTCATAGCAGATACCCAATAAAGAAGGCGAATGCCGCTGTTGAGATGGCGGTGATGAGTACCACAATGCCAGCCTCCAGCCACGGGTTCATGTACAGGTCTTCTACTTCATCGTCTTTCATTTGGTTTCTCCTTTAGCTATTGCGGCACGGGCTTTTTGTCCCCATGTCATCTGTTCGTTTTCTTCCCACGACATAATTTCCTTCATCACCGCCAGCAGTTCCTGATTCACCTCATGGAGTCGGCGTAGTTCGGCGGCGGCATCTGCGTGAGCCTGCAAAACACTACGGTCAAGTATGTCAGCCAGCCTCAAGGCTTCTGGTTGTGTCATGCTTCCCTCGCTTTCAGCATGGCGTCGGCCAATTTGTACGAATTCGCCGCAACTGTCTTTTCCTCGTACTCAAGATACCCGTTTGAATCACCATTTGCCGCAAGCATTCCCTGCATAGCCTTCGCCGCAAAGTAATCGCGCAGGGTCATGCCTTGATTTGGGTCGCCCCAATGCTCCAAGGGCTTTGTTGTTGGAAACGCTGGGCCTCCTGTGTTGTTCATGTCAACTCCTTCAAAATGGAATGTCGCTATCTTCATCTTTTGGCAAGCCCTGGTACTCTTTCGGCTTTGGGTCATTCAGATATGCCCAGCCATCCCAACCGCCTTCACGCAACGGAATAACGTCCAACTTAAGCATTTCCCCCCGTTGCGTCTGGATGATTGAGCCAATTCGCTGATAGCGGTTCTTTTGTTGGCCCTGGCCGTTGGTGTATGTGCCGACTACGCAGCTGATTTCTTTTGTGATTGCCATGATTTCTTTCAATAAGAGTAAGTGTGTTGATTGCTGATTTCTTGAATAACCTGGTCGTAATAAACCCTGGCCGCTTCTACCTTCACTTTGATCTTGTCTTCCATCACCGTGTCTCTGACGTATGGAACAACGGTCACGCGCAACTCGCGGTTGATGTGATCAACCTGGTGCAGTGATTTGTTCTCCCAGCCAATCAGATCCGCAGGAGTGCTGACCAGGCAGTAAGCAATGTCTGCCCGTGGCTTGTCCCACAACCACATATAAGCGCGTAGCTGCCATTCGTAGCCCTTGTCTTCACCTTGTTCACCCAGCACCGGGAAGGTGGTCAGACACCAGCTTGATTTAATGTCAATGATGCGGTCATCAGCAACAATGTCAGCCTCGCCAGTGATCCATGCGTTATTACGGCGCTCGGTGTTCTTTGCATGGCTGGTCAGGTGGACAGCGTTGTACAGATCAATGGATTCGTCCTCAACCTGGATGCCCTTGTCCATGTACTTGCTGGTGACCCGTTCGTCGTAGCCGTAAATAAACTCTTTGGCCAGCTTGGTCACGTAAGTCTTAGCGCCGACAGACAGTTCATCTTTGCCCTTGCCGTCGGTCATGATTGCGCTCAGTGCGCTGGCGCGAAATAGGATGCTCATAGTGTTGCCTTTCTTGCGTCTTTGGCCTTGGTGATTCGATCACGGGCGTCGGCATCATCACCCACTGTTTTGATTCCCTTGAAAAAGGCTTCTTTGAGTTGTTCATGCGTAAAGCAATCAGCAATGTCTGCCAGTAGTGCTTTGATGGTGGCGTCTGTTGCTTTGGCTGGCTTTGATCCAGCGTTGCCATCGTCATCCTCGGGCGCTATGCCGCAAGCTGCCATTAAGCTGTATCGACGCGCATAAGTTAGAGCAGAGCCATACCCCTGCGGATCGTGTTTGGCAGCGGGTACGTGCAGTTTGCCGCACTCCAGCATTTCACCGCTTTCATGCACAAACACGGTTTCCACGGTTACACCGTTATCGTCCAGGCTGTTGCGCTGGATGAGTGCTATGCCGTTGTCGTTTAAACCGCCTATGACAGCTTCAACGCAAGCGGCAAGGTCAGCGTACCGGCTTTTGAAATGCGGGTTCGTAGCGGTCTTTAGAGCAGGCCCAAAGGCCTTTTGTGCTTTCACCAAAGCAGAGGCTATCTGTTTCATGTTGTTGTTTCCTTGATTTCCAATGGTTCTTTGTTTTCAGAAAACAGGTTAATTTCTGTCCTGTTGCCTTTGTCATCAGTAATAGTCAGCTTACGCCGCCAGAAAATACCGCCCGTGCTGGTGGTCAATGCATTTGTCTCGGTCAACTCCAAGGTCGTGATTCGGTGAAGCATGATGGTTGTCATTTCATTTCCTTTCGTATGCAAGTTCGATTTCCAACTCTTTGATATGCTCATTGGCGTTAGCCAGCAGGTACGACATTTCCCGCAGCTTGCTATGCAGCATCCCCACTTCAAACGCCAGCCGGTCTTCAGCGGCAGCGCCTTCGTAGGCACGATTCGCAATGTCCGTGATTCCGGACAAAATATCTTCGATTTTCACAATTGCACTTTCTGGGTCTTGTGACCCCGTTTGGTAAAACATTGGACAGCTCCGTTCTCCAGCAACTTCCACCCCGAGTTCTCGCCACACATCTGTTGTGCAGCCTTCTCAAACCTCGCCAGAGCCGCCTGCTCACGCTGAGTAGCTTTGGCATCAGCCGCAGCATCAATTGCAGCCTGGTGATCGCTAGGGCCGTCCAGCAGGTATGCGGTGGACAGCACCAGTGCAGCCAAAGCAGCAAGACCCCAATTGATTGCGTGATTCATTCGGCATCCCTCCGGTTTTCGTAGCGTTCCTGCCCACGGTCATACTTATCGTCTTCCGCTTTGGTTTCCATATCCCCAAGCGCTTCTTCCTCAATGGTTGCAACCCAATCGCCTAACACCTCGCTGATATCAACGCCTTCAACCAAGGCCCAGATCAACTCAACGGCTGCTGCGCTGCCAGGATGATCGTAGGTGGCGCGCTCCTCTGCTTCAAAAGCCAAATAGCAATCCAGCACAAGACCGCCAGCTGTCTCGAAACGATGGTTGTACAGACCATACAGGTCTGCTTTGGTTGGCTTGTAGCCAGTTGTCCAGACGGGAGTTTTCATGATGTTCTTTCAGGGGCCGAAGCCCCGTTTTGTTTAGCTGCGGTCTTGAACAAAGCGGATGGCAGATACGTTGTCTCGAATGGCAACTAACTTAAATCCAACAGGGATGAGGGTTCCATTTTGTGCGCCAAGCCCGCACCGCATAACAGGGTCTTGCACAATCAAATGACCATCGTTTTCATCGGTTGTGACTTCGTAGCCATTACGCTCAAGATATCCCTTAGCTTCTGTGATTTCGCGTTTACTTGTTGTCATGATGTTTTCCTAAAAAGACCTCTACGTTGTGTTGAGGATTGACGCTATTGTATAGCTAGCTAAACCAGCGTCAAGCCTTTTCTGGACTATTTTTATCTTTTTTTCTAGGTACTTTCCCTATGTTCATGTGTTAAGCCTGCTATACAATGCTGCGATGCAACCTGATCTAGACACAATCATTGCGAGAGCTGGCAGCAAGACCGCACTTGCCAAGCTGCTGGGAGTGACCAAGGCCGCGATCAGTCACTGGAAGGTCATCCCTGAGAAGCGCATTTGGCAGCTGAAAGTCTTGCGACCAGGGTGGTTTGCAGAGTAAAATTCGGGCATGGCTACCCTTAGCGGGGGAAAAGGCGATTCGTTACCGCCCTGCCAGACCCACCTTCAGTAACGGCTGACCTAGAACGTAAGGTTGTCAATGCACTACTACAGTTTCCACATCGGGGACTACAAGTCCCACACCCATCACTTGACGCTGATGGAAGACCTGGCCTTCAGGCGACTTCTTGATCACTACTATCTGCACCAGGCGCCGATAAAGCAACGCGACATTGCCCGTCAGATTGGGATGCGCGATCAGGAGCAGGACGTTCTTACCGTTCTCAATGAGTTCTTTGTCAGCACGGAAGATGGGTTCATCAATCCGAGAGCAGACAAAGAAATAGCCGCCTATTGTTTGATGGCAGAGGCTGGAAAACGAGGTGCTGACAAGCGATGGAAGAAGGGAGGGGATAGCCCCCCTATAGCCACCCCATTGCCACCCTTAACACCCCCTAATAGCAACCATGAACCAGTAACCATTAACCATGAACCATTATTAATACCAGTAGCTAAAGCTACTTTGTCCTCAGCGGGGCTGATGACTTGTCCACAAGATCAGATTTTGAAACTTTGGGCAAAGCACTTGCCACACCTGGCGCAGCCGCGAAGCTGGGAGGGTACGCGCAGAGCAACCACCAAACAGCGATGGAACCAGGCCAGCAGGCCAAGCGCATACAGCCCCGAGGGTTATCAGACAGAGGCTGCAGGCATCAAGTGGTGGGATAGCTTTTTCAACTACATTGCCAGAAACACCAGCTTGGCAAACGGTTTTGAGTCTGAGGGCAGAACGTGGCGACCAGACTTGGAATGGGTTTTGAACGCCCGTAATTTTCAACGCATCATTGACGGAAAGTACACAAAATGAGTTTTGCACCACCAGAATCAAAAAGCAAAGACGATGGCCCTAGCCTGCTGTGCAGCGTCAACGGATGCGGCAACCTGTGGAGCGTTCGAATGGACGGGCATATGCCTAAGTGCTCTTTCCACCAGTGGGGCGCAGCCAAGCCAAAGACGGAAAGCACATCGACTTACAAGCAATGGGCAGATCGCCAGCCGCTGACGAAACCTGTTGCCGATTGGTATAAACAACCTGACCAGCAAAAGGAGGAATGGTGAATGAGCTGGCTCTTTTCGCAGGCGCTGGTGGAGGAATACTCGGTGGACACCTCCTTGGATGGCGAACCGTCTGCGCCGTTGAGTGGGAACCCTACCCAGCAAGCGTACTGTGCGCCAGACAAAATGACGGCCTTCTCCCGCCTTTCCCGATTTGGGATGACGTACAAACCTTTGACGGCAAGCCGTGGCGAGGAATTGTTGACGTTGTATCTGGCGGGTTTCCATGTCAAGACATCTCAGCCGCAGGGGGGGGGGCTGGAATTGACGGAGAGCGCAGCGGGATGTGGCGAGAAATGGCGCGCATCATTCACGAAGTACGACCACGATACGTCTTTGTGGAAAACTCACCAATGCTCACTTCTAGGGGACTTGGAACCGTTCTTGGAGACTTGGCCTCAATCGGGTTTGATGCGCGGTGGGGAGTGCTGGGAGCAGCAGACGTTGGCGCACCACACCAAAGGGACAGAATCTGGATTTTCGCAAATAACATTTCCAACACCGACTGCGAGTCATATGCCCAGCGAGGGGTCGATCATGCAGTATCGGAAACTAGTGGACATGGGGATTTTGACAAAGACAGAAGCGGAGAAAATGTTGGAAGCATCATTGAATCCACCGAGAATGAAACCTTGGAAACCGAAATTAGAGCAACCATTGGAAACAAAGACTGGTGGATATATGAATCCGGCTTTCCAAGAGTGGTTGATGGGGTGGCCGCTAGGGTGGACAGACTTAAAGCCATTGGAAACGGACAAGTGCCACTCTGTGCCGCAACAGCCTGGCAGCTTCTCAGTAAATAATGGTGAAATATGCCTCTAGCCCTTATAAACATTGACGTTATAGCTACAAAATTAGGAGTATAAAATTAACTACTTTGACGCCCACAAGCTGCTAGACGAAACCCGCAATGGCTACAACCACACCGAAGCCGACATTACCGCCGCCTTGGAACTCACTGGAGACATTGATATCGACATACTCGGAAATGGCGTTAGCTGGTGGAGATCAAGCCCTGAAAGACGGACGCCGCGAGTATCTACTTCAACGCTTTCGGAAATTGGAACAAGATTTTCCGGGATTGCGATCAATGATCATCGAACGAATTAGGTCAATGAAATGATGCAAATCATGTTCACAGTGCCTGGTCAGCCGCACGGCAAAGGACGACCGCGGTTTGCACGACGAGGAAACTTTGTCGCAACTTACACCGATGCCAAAACCAGCAGCTACGAAGACCAAGTACGCTTTTACGCACTACAAGCAATGGGAAGCAGTGAACCGCTTAAAACGGCGCTGGAGGCTTTTATTTACGTCAGGCTACCAGTGCCACAGTCTTACTCCAAAAAGCGCACTGAGGCTTGTTTAAGTGGCTTGGAGAGGCCATGCAAGAAACCAGACCTGGACAACATCATTAAAAGCATGATGGATGGCATGAACGGCATTGTTTACGAAGATGATGACCAAGTGGTGGATTTGCACTCAACAAAACGGTATGCAATAAATGCTGGCGTGGATATTTTGATTAAGGAAAAATAATGGACAAATCAATTGAAATCCGTGCATTAAAAGCACTTGTCAGTGAATTGGATAAAACAATTGCTCGACTTGATAAAGAAATTTTAGAGAAACTGGAAGACGCATCTCTTGAACGAACTCGAACAAGCACGTTAATTGAAGTATTCCAAAAAGTATTTCCAAAAGATGCAAGAAATATTATTATTAGTGCAGCTATGCAATTGAAAAAAAATGGTGATATTAATTGCGATCTGTTGTCATATTACGATGCGAGTTACGAGGAATAATATGTTAAAACAAGTAAAGCCAGAATCAGAGCCGCCATATTACGTTTGTACAAGCTGCAACTGGGCGTGGAAATCATTGCGAGAAGCCTATAAGCATTCTTGTGGACTAAATCTACCGCCTGTGCCTGCTTTCCAGAGTTACAGTAAAAAGCCATGAAACTTGTTGCAATACCTATGAAATTAACTGAGGCAATTGATTTTGTCAGGAATTTTCATAGGCACAACAAACCACCAATTGGAGGACTTTTTGCCGTTGGCGTCTCTGATGGTGAGCAATGCAAAGGTGTTGCAATTGTTTCAAGGCCAGTGTCTAGGTCGTTAGATGATGGGCAAACTGTTGAAGTAATACGTTGTTGCGTGGTTGACGATGCGCCAAAAGGCTGTTGTTCTTTTTTGTATGCAAGGTGTTGGAATGCAGCTAAAGAGTTGGGCTGGCAAAAAATGGTTACCTACACTTTGCAATCAGAATCAGGATCGTCATTAAAAGGTGCTGGGTGGAAAGTTTTTGCAGAACTAAAAGGGAGAACTGATCAAGGATGGCAGAACCGCCCCGGCAGAGAGTGGCAAGAAGTTACAGGCCAATCAAAATTTAGATGGGAAAAACAATGAAAGTCACAGTATGGGAACCTGTTCAGGCTCACAAAGAAATGATGAACGTGATCTGGCCGATGCTGAAATCAATGCTGATTGCCGGCCACCGGATGACCATCGAGATCAAGCAGAGCAAGCGAAGCGTGGAACAGAACGCGATGTTTCACAGCATGATCGACAAAATAGCCAAGCAAATGGCCACGGCAGGCAGCACCTGGACAGCAGATGATTGGAAAAGATTGCTGATTGACCAGTGGGCGCACGACACAAACCGCAAGATCGGCAAGGTCTGTCCGAGTTTGGACGGGGAGCGAATTGTCCAGCTTGGCCTGCAAAGCCACAAGTTCACCACCAGCGAGAGCAGCGAGTTCATCGAATTCTTGCTTGCCTGGTCAGCAGACAAGGGCATTGATGTTTCCTAAACACGCCTATGTGCGCGACAAAGCCCTGCTGAAACGGGTGGCGCAACTGGATTGCCAGCACTGCGGCAGCGGGGAAATGGTGCAGGCAGCGCATAGCAATTGGGGCGGCGGAAAGGGACGGGGCATCAAAGCAGATGACAACCTGGTAGCCGCGCTATGCCAAACGTGTCATTGGGAAGTTGACCAGGGCCACACATTGACCAAAGAGGAGCGACAAGCAATGTGGCAAACGGCATATGAAAAGACAAAAGAAGTGTTATATTGATGATATTCTTGGCTAGTCCCCGTTTTTTGGACACTTATGAACATTGACGACATTGCAGAGTTCATTGCCCAGCTGTTCCACAGCAGCACGGTGACGCATCTACTCCACTTGAGTACCGACAGCTACAGCAAGCACAAGGCGCTAGGCAAGTATTACCCGCAGATCGTTGAACTGACCGACAAGTTTGCTGAAAACTTCCAGGGCAAGTACGAGAAGATTAAAAAATACCCGGAAGAATTCCACAGCGCGACTGACCCAATTGCTTATCTGCAAGGCATCCAGGCGTTTGTAACCGAGGCACGAGTGTCATTGCCAGAAGACACAGAATTGCAAAACATTGTTGATGAAATCGCAGAACTCATTAACAGTACCCTGTACCGCCTGCGCTTTTTGGAGTAAACATGGATAGCAAAATGGAAAAGATGGAGCCAAAAGCTGAAAAAGCACCAATGCAGCCAATGGCCCAGCCCATGATGAAGGCCAAAGCGCCTGCGCCAATGAACTACAGCGGCGGCAAATCCAACGGCGGCAGCTGCTACGACCACGGACGCAAGAGCAGCCAATGAATTGTGGATCTTGCAGGATGTTCCAAGACCAGCCCATCATGGGCGTCTGCCGGTTATATCCACAAACGCAAAACAAACAAAGAACTGATTGGTGCGGTCAATTTGCTGCAATTGAAGACAGAAAAGTTGTAGAAGTGCCTGTTTACGACATAATGACCGACACCATCAAACCGCAAGTTGTTGCCCGAATCAAACGAAAGTACGAGCGTAAAAATGTTCAAACCTCTGCGTGACCGTGTTGTTGTCAAACCCCAGGTGAGGCTGTTGAGCGACCTGATTTATGTAGACAACAAGGAACCCTTCAACGAAGGCACTATTGTGGCTGTAGGCCCACTGGTGACGGATGTGGCAGTTGGTGACTTCATTAAGTACGGCAACGGCGACTATCTCAACTGGCCCACCCAGACGGAAGATGGGCAGGATTACCAAATCATTCAAGAAGCTGACATTTGTGCAGTAGTGGAGTATGAAGATGGCGAATAAACCAGGGCTATATGCCAACATTCACGCTAAGCAAGAGCGAATTGAGCGCCAAAAAGATGCTGGCAAGACACCAGAGCGCATGAGGTCACCAGGCGCCAAGGGCGCACCTACTGCCGCGGCGTTCAAGGCCAGTGCCAAAACCGCTAAGAAATAATGGCAAAGCACGACAAACCTATTGCCCACACCACGACAGGTAAGGGTAAGAACTACAACCCCGTAGAAAAAGGGGCTGGTATGACTGCGGCTGGCCGTGCAGCTTACAACGCAGCAAACAACTCAAATCTAAAACCACCAGCCCCAAACCCCAAGACCAAAGCAGACGCAGGCCGTAAAGCCAGCTTTTGTGCGCGAATGGAAGGGGTGGTTCAAAACGCCAAAGGCCCAGCAGAACGGGCAAAGGCATCCCTCAAAAACTGGAACTGTTAAAAAGGAAACATCATGTCAAACTCAGTAGCTACCGGCGTTGCTTACTCCGACCCTGAATTTACAACCTGCTACGCAAGCCAAGAATTTGGCTATAGCGCAGCGGCTCAAACTGCCGTAACGCAAGCGACAAGCAAGTCTACCGGCGTGACTGCAAACACCAGTGCCGGTCAGATTACGATGAACAACGCAGCTTTGGCTGGAGCCACTGCCGTTTCGTTTGTTCTGACCAACAGCACGATTAGCGCCAAGGACACAATGATTGTGAACGTCGGAAGCAATACCACTGGTAGTGCCGCTGGTGCGTATGTTGTTTATGTGTCTTACATGGTTGCTGGTTCTGCTTTGATTACGCTGCGAAACCTGACTGCTGCTACTTCATACTCTGAGGCAGTAGTGCTCAACTTTTCAATCATTCACAACGTTTAATGTTCCCCGGCCAAAACCTAATCAGCCAGATGCTTCCTGCTAGCAGGGATATTCGCTTGTTTCAGCAACAGCAGCAGCAGATGGGTGGCGGCGGTTATCAGGGCGTCAGTTCAAATCCTGGTTGGGATGCGTTGTCCAATGAGGAAAAAGCCTCTTTTTACGAGCAAAACCCAACAATGGCAGGCATTACCCAATTAGGTCAAAAAGCCTTTGGGTTGAGCAGTTACGGGATGTTGCAAAACGCTTTACAACCTGCATTCGTAAGCGAACAGAAAGCAGTTGCTCAAGGCCCAATGGCGTACTCAGGGTTTAGGAACTTTGGCAAAGAAAGCAGTTTACCCAGCGGCGGCATAGTTAGTCCAGGTATGTCTGGCGTTTCAACGGATACGGGATTACAAAGCCAATTTAATACAGGTCAAACAGGCTTGTACGGCGATGCAGCTGCTGGCATGGGTACTTTTGGCGATTCTGCTGTTGGTTTTGGTGGCGGTTTTGGCGGTAACGTTGGCACTGGCGAGAGTGGCGGCAGCCCTGCTGATGCTGCTGATATGGGCTATTCCCACGGTGGCAAGGTAAAGCTGAAAGATTTGATCCAACCAGGCCCAGGCAAGGACGATGGCTACGGTGGCCTGAAAGATGGCGAGTACGTCATTAATAAGGCCGCGGTTAAGCGTTACGGCATCAAGATGCTGGAAAACATCAACCAGCGCAAAGTATCAAAGAAACAAGTAAGCAATTTCTTCAAGAATCATGGCTGACAACCGCCTGAGTACGTTTTTGCCTAACCGCAGCGTTATGGGCGCAAAAATGTTGCAACGCCCAGCACAGCCATCCTTGCGCGAACACTTGCGCGAACAATACCCCGAGGTCTATGGTGGTCTGGGTGGGCTGATGGGCATGGCACCAGACGAGATGGGCGGCAGCGTGTTAGACCCAAACACCGCCCGAGTCAGGCAAGGCGCTCAGATTGGGTTTCCAGTGGGCACTGCGTTACAAATGTTGCCCTTCTTTGGCCCTGCCAAAACAGGCGCTATGGCTGTAGGACGAGCTGGTGAACGTTTTGCAGAACGTGCTGTACCTCAGATCATGGAGCGTGGCGGTATGGGCGCTGAGATGCTGCAAGGCATGAGCAGAGGTGCTGAAAGTTATGCGTTACCGCCTGCTGGCCGCAGCGGGTTTGGCGCTTTTGATCCAAGATACGATCCGCGGGTAAAAGAGCAGGCTAGGATGCAGGCCATGACTCGGGATGTTCAATTAAATCCTGGTGCAGCAAATGCGCCTACGGTTTCGTTAGCCGAATTTGAAGGCAGGCCATTTATTACAAGCATGGCTGATCGCACGGCAGCTGGTGGCAAATTGGTAGGAGTTGACAATGTACAGTTCAACAGGCCAGTAGAGTTGCTTGGTGGACAGGACTATATGTTTAACAATCCTGGTCAAGTTTGGGCATCTGGCAAGCAACCAGCAAAAGCGTTGATGAAATACGCTGATGAAATTAAGGCTGCAACAGGGCAAGACCCGTTGTATTTGCCATATCGCATGGCTCCCACTGGTGGTGATTTTGCCCAAATGACAGGCGAAACCATGTTGGCTTATGCTGATGCGTCTATGGGCAAGATGCAAAAAAAGCAATTAGACAAAATGATAAAGCAATACATCCCTGATTGGGCGGGTGTATCTAATCCCGCAAGCGTTGATCAATTTAGGCAAATGCCAGATTTGACCCGTAAAGCCATCAAAGACAAGATGGACAAGAAATTTCGTGATGAAGGCGGTTTAAATATTGGAAGCGCACGGTTAGCAATATCAGACCCAGCACAGTTAGAAGCCCGTCAAGGTGGCATTATGAATGTCGGTGAGATATATGCTGGTAAGCCAATCATCACAGAATCTGGTCATCCTGCTTACCCAAGTGGCGTACCAGGCCGAGGCATTGGAACTGTAAGCAAAGACACCAGCATCTTTGAAATGCTGCCTGAGTACGCCAAAGCACGGAACATTGCTGACCCAAGGATGCCTAGTGACGCCGATATGAGATCAATCTCAATGAAGCCCTACGCTGGCGTGATTACCGAAAAAATGCTTAGACAGCTTGGCTACTGAACAAAAATTCAGGTTTAAAATTGTTTGCCAACTTTGCCCCATATCGCTCAAGCAGGAATGCTTTAACCGACTCTTGCGTAACAGACTCAACGCCAGTGACAACGCACCGCATCTCATGCAAGGTAAGCGCCTCAAGCATCTTGGCTGGAATTTTTACGTCTGTGTTGACGATTGGCGATAGTGTCATTTCCACATTGTATAGTTTAGCCAGCTAAACGTCAACAACAATCAAAGAGCAGCAAGTGCAATCACATTTCCCCTATATAAAATGATTGAGCATGAAGTCACCTCTGAAAAGCAACGCCTGGTTGAAAGCACCAGTGGGTTAGGCTTGCCCCATGAGCAGATAGCTATATTGGTTGGGATAGACGATAAGACGCTGAGAAAGTATTACCGCACTGAGTTAGACCTGGGCAAAGCCAAAGCAAATGGGCAGATAGCCCGGACACTGTTTGACAAGGCAACCAGCGGCGACACCACGGCACTGATCTGGTGGACAAAGACCCAGCTGCGGTGGGCCGAGACTGTCAAGCAAGAAATAACCGGAAAAGACGGTGAAGCGCTCCAGGGCATCCAGGTAACCTTTGTTAAGCCGAATGACTGACGTCAAAGCAGAGTTCCCTCTCAAGCTGCAAAGCCTGTTCCAGCGCAGCCGTTACAAGGTTTGCTACGGCGGCAGGGGCGGTGCTAAGTCTTGGGGGATAGCTAGGGCATTGTTAATCAAAGGGGCCAAGGAGCCAATTCGCATACTGTGCGCCCGTGAGTACCAGACCAGCATCAAAGACAGCGTACACAAGCTTCTGTGCGACCAGATCGAGGCTTTGAACCTACATTCTTTCTACGAGATCACCCAGGCCAACATCAAAGGCGCAAACGGCACTGAGTTCGCATTCGCTGGTCTGAAGAACAACATCAGCAACATAAAAAGTTTTGAAGGAGTTGATATTTGTTGGGTTGAGGAGGGAAGCACGGTCAGCCGCCTGTCTTGGAACGTGTTGATTCCAACCATCCGCAAAGAGAAAAGCGAGATATGGGTCAGCTTTAATCCTGAACTGGAAACAGACGAGACTTACCAGCGTTTTGTGGTTAAGCCGCCTGATGACTGCATCCAGATTAAGGTGAACTGGTCAGACAACCCTTGGTTTCCCGAGACACTGCGGCTGGAAAAGGATTCGCTCAAGCAAAGGGATGAGGAATCGTATAACCAGGTTTGGGAAGGTTTATGCCGCCAAACAGTAGACGGGGCTATCTTTGCCAAGGAAATGCAGCAGGCCGAGAAAGATGGACGCATCTGCCGAGTGCCATTTGACGCCACAAAGCCTGTACACGCTGTTTTTGACTTGGGTTGGTCTGATAGCACTGCCATCTGGTTCTTGCAGTTTGTAGGCATGGAAACAAGGCTTATCCGCTACATTGAGGACAGCCAAAAGACCATCAGCTATTATTTGGCAACCATGCAAACGTATGGTTACCACTACGACAAGGTATGGCTACCGCACGATGCCGAGAACAAGACACTAGCAGCATCTGGCCGCAGCATTGACGATATTGTCCGGGCGGCAGGGTACAAAACAGAGATATTGCCAAGGGTTCCCGTAGTGGACAGCATTAACGCAGCCAGAACAATATTCCCTAACTGCTACTTTGACCGAGAACACGCAGCTGATGGATTAGCCTGTTTACGGCACTACCGTTACGAAGTAGACCCAGACACCGGACAATTCAGCCGCAACCCCTTGCACGACCATTACAGCCACGGCGCTGATGCCTTTAGATACATTGGGCTTATGATTCGGGAACCGCACAAGCGCAAACCAAAAGCCATTGCCGAGGCCGCAGGCAGCTGGATGAATTGAGGATTGACCATGAATGACCCACGCATTGACGAAGCCATTAAGTTTTGGCAGCTGGTGAACGACAGCGACAGCACCAACCGCAGCGAAGCCCTGCAAGACATACGGTTTGCCGCGGGTGATCAATGGCCGGTAGAGATCCAAAACAGCAGAAATCTTGAAGCGAGGCCGTGCCTGACCATCAACAAAATTGATGCTTATGTGCGCCAGGTGACCAACCAGCAACGCCAGCAGCGTCCCCGCATCAAAGTGCATCCTGTAAACAACCTAGCAGACTACAAGATTGCCCAAGTGCTAGAAGGCATTACCCGTCACATTGAGGTCAACAGCAACGCCGACACCGCCTATGACACCGCATTTGACTATGCAGTGCGTATGGGCTGGGGTTACTGGCGCATCAACACCAAGTACATCAGTGAGGATTCGTTTGACCAAGAAATCTACATTGATGCTATCGACAACCCGTTTACCGTTTATTTTGACCCTAATAGCGTCAGACCAGATGGGTCAGATGCCGAACGCTGCCTAGTGACCACGCTGCTGAGCAAGACCATTTTTAAGGAAATGTATCCCAATGCCGATGACGGGGCCAACTTCACGCACCGCAGCACGGGTGACAATTCCGCAAGCTGGGTGACCAAAGAGGATATTCGGATTGCTGAATTCTTCTACGTCACCAGGGAAAAGGCCAAGCTGTACTTGTTGAGTGATGGCAGCAGCGGGTTTGCAGACTCTGACCGATTCCTTGAGCGTGTAGCAGCTGCAGGATTGACGGTGGTGGACACCCGTGAAAGTTTCCGCAGGGCCGTAAAGTGGTGCAAGATGACTGCGCTCGAGATTCTTGAGGAAAAGACCTGGGATGGCAAATACATTCCCATCGTGCCCTGTTACGGTGCCC